TTACCATTAATGCGTTCAATTTCTGCTGTTGCTTGATCTACGTATTTTTGATTAGGAATGTATTTTCCATTAAAGTTTTTTACTGTTTCAAGAATAACTGTTTTGTTATCTTTAATATCAGTGTAAATTTGATTTCCTTCTTCGTCTACTGTATTAGTAGGTTCTTTATACCCAAATCCACTTTTAACAAAACCTTGTGCATCAAACACCTCAAATGAGATAGCTAGTATTTCAGCTGGTGTATAATTGCTTATATCATTTTTTACTTGTGTTGCTGGCATAGTATTCTCCTGCTAATTAAACTTTATAATAACAGTATACGGTAAGAAGTCTTACTTGTCAACCTTTTTTAGTCAAGAAAAAACCCAGTCCTAAAACTGGGTTTTTAAATAAGCAAAATAGGGAGGACTGGGGTGCACCTCCAAGTAGCACATCTAGATACCTTTTCTAACTACACTACCACCTACTCCTGCGTATCCGCAATGTGACTCCCTCCGTTTTCCGGGTAAAGCCTGGGTATAACCCCTGAGCAGTCAAGTTCGACGCCTAGGTAACGCCTCTTCCTTGCACTATAAACATTGAGCCGCTAAACTCTTTGTTGCTTATGTTTATTAATATACAATACTTTTAACAAAAGGTCAACCTTTTTTTTTAAACTTTTTTTAAATTTTATATATAGTTTCTTTATTACCTTTTGCAACCAAATTCCATGTTGTTTCTGTTGCTGTTCCTGTTATCTGCAAACAAGGTCTTTTAGTCCAACTACCATTCCATGTAACATGCGGCAGTGTGCTCCATTCCCATGCAAATATTGTTCCTGCTTTCCATTGTGTATATACACGATTACCAAATTGAAATATCTGTCCTGGCTCCCAATCTTCTAATGTAATTAAAAAACGTATCTTATCAGGATGCTGATACTTAAACTCTGGGTTATCAATAACTCTATCCTTGCGTGGGTTTCCGGGTAAGTTATCAATGTGCCACATTAGCTGATCATTTGGATACTGATCGTTAAATTTACATGTTAGTTTCTCATCTGTGTTGAAACAAAACATGTCTGTAATCTTTGTAAACTGTGGAAACTCTCCTGGAAACTTATCGTAATTAACTTTACGAAACATAGTTGCTTCTGGCTTTCCATCTGGATTGTCTGCATCTTCTACAACATGATCTTTGCTTTTAACATTAGCCGCATGCTCGTATCTTTGTTCGTTGTAGTTTTGATTTGTTACACCTTTGCTACGAGCGTGTTCTATTTCTGCTTTCCAGTCACCTGCTAATATCCCTACTATTTTAACATAGTCGCCTTCTTTATCTTCTTTGAATTTATCGAAGTGCCAGGGTTTTTTAAATGGTGAGGGCATTTATTACTCTTGAGTTTAGTAACACATCATTGTGCTCAGTATTATTTATCAGAGTGATATATCTTCTAATCCTGCGGCACGTAGTTTAACTACGTTATTGATTTGAAACTGCTTGGCCTCTAATGCTTTGATTATACCAATATATTTGTTTCTCACTAAACTAAATTCGTTAATGAGATATTGTAAATCCACAACTGGTGCTTCTCCGTCTACATATTTTTCTGCATCACGGCTACTTAATGCCTTGTTGTAGTTTTCTAAAAACTTTCTAAATGTTTGACTACGTAATTTACGCATTTCTGTGTTTAAGTGTTCTAGTATCGCTTCTACTTCTTGTAATTGATTAAATCTATGTTCTACAATACCAGGCATATCTCTACTCTGCTTTTCTAAAACACCTTTCATACTACATTCAAACTTTGCTTGATCTATTTCTTTTTCATAGTGAGAGATAGCGTTAACTATCTCTCCCATGTTACCTGAAACTCTACGATACCAGTCACTCATTATTCGTCTTCTTCCCAATATTCTTCTGCATATTCTTCATCAGAATCATGGTCTTCATTAACTTCAAAATGATCTGCAAGTGCTTCATCTAAGTGTTCATCATGATCACCTATTTCAATTGCATGCCTTTTCAAATCTACACCATAATCATCTAGTGTAAAAATAAAGTCTTCAGAAAATTTTTCTTTAGCTTTATCAGGTATATGTGCAATTGCCTTATCAAATATCTGTAAAAATAACTCTAAATCGTTATCACTCAGATTCATTAACTACCTCCTGGGTATCATCGTTGTCGCCGTCATGGTCTTTAATAGCATCTGGTTGTTTTTCCCATTCATTCATAATAGTATCTAAACATCCATCTGTGTTATGTTCCCATGCTTTACGAAATTGTGTTATTACTTCTCCAGTTACAGGACTTGTATACTCAAGCCTATTACCAGTTTTCTTTAATGCACCTTTGCCTTCAAAGAAATCTGTTAATCCACTGTGTGGACTCATTCCTGTTTCATATGGAATTTCAACTTGCACACTTTCAAATGGTTTAGAATAACGTGTTTTCATTACTTTACACGCCGCTCTAATACCATGAACTTGTGATGTTTTATTTCCATCTGCGTCTACTTTTAGTTTAAGTTTACGCATTGCAATAACAATACTACTTGCATAGATAAAGCCTTGTCCACCAGATATTTTATCATCTGGATCAAACATATCTTGCGATGCGTATGTATGATTTGTGCATAACATACCAACATTGAACTCGCCAAACATGTTTACTGTATTTCTTACTAATGCAGTTAGAGCCTTAGGCTTACGACCCATGTCACCCTTCATATCGCCTTTTTGGAACTGATCTACATCAGTAGGAGTAAGTAACATGCCTAGCGAATCCACAACAAACAATACTTTAGGACGTTCGTCCTTGTCTTTGTCGGTGTATTCTGCTTTGTAATCTTTCATGAAGTCACTTACTGTTCGTGCAACATCATCAATCATACTCATGTTAAGTTTTAGAAGTTTATCTTCTGCTGTATCTACATCTAATGCATGTAGCCATTTTTCATCAAGTGCATTTTCACTATCAATTAAGACAACAAAAATACCTTGGTCTTGTGCTGCTTTTACTACGTTTCCTGCCGCTATATAACTTTTACCTGCACCTGATTCTCCTGCAAGAACAGTAACTTTACCCAAAGGAACACCTTTGTTAAAATCATTACTGATCAATTTGTTCAGTGTGTAATTACCTGTTGAAATCCATGTGTCTGGATCGTTAAAACCAACACTTAAACCTGGAACAGATTTAGTAATACTTTTACGGAATTTGCTTACGTCAAAAGGTTTTGCCATTTATATCTCCAATCTAAGAAACTTGGACATGCTTGTGCATGCCCAAGTTTTGTTATTTACTTACGATTACGAATCGCTGCTAGGATGTCTTCTGCACTCGGTGCCGTTCCACTGTCTGCAGCAGGAGCCGGAGCTGGTGCTGGTGCTGGTGGAGGTGTAACAGGAGCAACTGGTGCCACTGGAGCTGCCGGAGCCGCTTCTGCAACTGGTGCCGCTGCTGTAACTGGTGCCGCAACTTGTTCAGCTGGTGCTGGTGTTACTTTAGGTGCACCTGTAGGTGCATCTACACCGTATGGACGATAAAACGATCCAAAACGGTCTACATCATAAAGTTCACCATTTACACTTGCTTCAAACATCTCAAAGATAGCATTTAAGTGATCTGCGTCTGGCTTCTTTGGTAAGAAGTCATTTAGATTATATAATCCATTGGCTGCAATTGCATCACGTTCTGTTTGGTCTAAACCACGTGAACGTCTGCTCCAGTTAGATGTGCTATAATCAGCATATCCGCCTTTGCTAGATTTAACCACTTTAAAATCAGTGCCAGCTTCATAGTCTGTAGGAATTTCTTCAAACTCCGGATCCATTAATGCTGAACTAATGATTTTATAAATTTGAGGTGAAATAACAAACCTACGAATTGGATTTTCAGGGATGTTATCTTCTGGTGAATCGTTTTGTGTAACAAAACCTTGAAAGATATAACTACGCTTTTTCCAATACTTACGTGCAGTATCTTCTAAAGCTGGATCTTTAAACCAAGGACGAATCTCTGCGTGAACAGGACATTGCTCGCCCCACATTTCAACACAAGGAACTTGAACCATTACTGGTTTGTTCTCGTCTTGGCCTTTGACTCCTGGAAAACTCAAACGAATCATTTGACGTTCTTTCCAAAAGAACGTATTGCTTTCGTCTGCGTCTGGTAGGAATCTTAATGTTGCACTTGAACCTTCTGCGATGTTCCAATGTGCAAAGATGGCGTTATCGCCTGTTTGTGACCCGCCGCTTGGGCGTGAGTCTTGTGCTTGTAATTTAGCACGTATTTCTGCTAGTGTTGCCATAGTATTTCTCCTTTGTTAGCCTATGTTAGCCTTTATTAGTTTTATAAAGTATACAATCATTGCATACAGTTGTTTTGCCTTTGTTAGCCTATACAGTATACTACTTTAAGTGCTTACTGTCAAGCACTATTTCTTAATAAATTAAGAAATTCTTTTTTGAAGTTCTGCAAGTACCGAATCAGTAATTGATTCTTCTCTGCTTACAGCTACTTCCATTGTTTTTGCTGAGCCTTTTTTATACAAATAGTTAGCAATTTTTGCCGCTAACATTGTATTATCGGTTTTCATATCATGCACATCATTACTCATTTGCGTTAGCACATTA